GTAAAAGACAACTTGCGCAATCAACTGGACTGTTACCGTTCAATAATTGCATACGCACTTCAGACATATAATACTGGAAAAAGTTTGCAGGATCCATGTCTTTTATATTATGAATACGTTCATTTACAGGATCAGCAAATCTGCAAAAATAATAATTGCCTTGATTATCAATACGCATATGTATCCAAGGACTGCTGCAAAAGGTATCTGAAAATTTCATATTGTATATTAACACACTTATATCATATTGTCAAAGAAAAAAGCAGTGCCGTAGCACTGCTTTCCTCCCTATAAATTGGTTTATTTTGAGCCTCGTTCAATATCCTGTAGTTTACGCATTTCTCTTGCTACAATACTTCTTGGTGTCAATTGGTATCCTGCTTCGCCTTCGTGTATGCCGTGGTTGCTCTTAAATTTTGACCCTACGCCTGCCATTGCTGCCATCTTTGCAATGCTTTCCGCCACTTCGTCTACTTCCTGAACTTCTTCAAACTGTACTGATTCATCCATTTCACTGCGGATACTATTAATATCTCTATCACTTACACCTGGATGCATCTTTTTGATTTCTTCATTACTAGCGCCGTCTGCAATCATTTCACCAATGTGTTGATGCAGATCACTCATCTTGCCTTCTTCAATTTCTGCTTCTTTTACTTTATACTTCTTGCCATCAACTTCAAATTCGTCTTTGCCTTCTTCTTTAGCCTTTGCTAGTGCGCCTGAGAATTCGTTGCCTTCGTTTGGATCTTCTTTCATGTCATCTACATTACTGCCCATACGCTCGCCCTGTGTAGCACTTGTATTTGCTGGCATGCGTGGGTTGCCAAATGTTCTTGGAATAGTAATACCGCTGTCATTGCCATCTGCACGAATCTTGTCTAATGCCATTTGCATTGTTTCTTTATACGTTGCGCCGTAATCATCAACATGTTCCATCATCCAACCAATAATAATGCCACGAGCATCGCCCTCTGGATCTTTGTCGCCAGCAACACCTAGGTCATCAAATAGTTCATCATCGCCTAGTAGACCGCCAAGTGCGTTAACAGCATCATCGCCGCCATCGCCTAGTGTAATAGGGTTAGCCATCATTGCTGCAATCTTGTTTGCTTCTTCTTCTGTTTCTGGTAGTGCCCAAGTGCCTTCTGCAATCATGTCCATGCGCTGTGCATATGATTCAAATGTTACGCCTTCAGTTTTGTCTTTACCGTATAAGTCTTTCTTAGCCTTAGGCTGTTTAATCTCTATTTTGCCTTGTAGATACTTCTTTGCAAGTTTTAGTGCTGTTGCTTCCTGCGCCTTGTCACTAAGTTCAATTTCACTTACACTGTTTGCTGCAGCATCATTGGTCATGTTGTTTGCCAAGTATTTCATAATAGCAACTAGAATACTGCGATTCTTTTTGCCTACTTCCATATCGCTGTTCTTCATAAACTGCATATAGTTGTTTAGTTCAGCGATGTCTGCTTGGTTGTTGTAAACCTCAATGTCATCATCACTGTCTGCAATATCATTTAGTGACTGAGAACCTTTAGCAAGATTTGCTGTTTGCTTTTCAATTTCTTTTGGCTCTGCTGGATCTACTGACCTATCAAAGTAAGGTTTAATTGGAGCATCTAGTTCTTCTTCGTCGCTGCCTTTTGCTTCCATGTTTGCTTTATAATCCATTGCTTTTCTCACACTAGCTAAACTATCTGTGAGCTTGTCGTCATATACTTCACGAGTTAGTTTTTGTTTTAGGTCTTCGATGTCATTTTCGTCTACTTCAACTGCGCCAGGTACCCAGTTTTCAAAGTAATCATTATAGCCTTTTGCACTACTGATTGCTTTCAGTGTGTCTTTTAGTCCGTAATATCTGTCGGTTGCAGCATCAATAACTTCCTGCGCATCCTCATTTACATATTCTTCACGCTTCACACCACGAACAAATGTTTTAAGATCTGTCATTTCTTTCATAATCTCAACAATGTGTTGACCACGATCATCACGGGTATGCCCTTCGTTTGACACATGTCTTGCCATTGCTCTTGCACCAGGGAGATAGTTGTTAGCAAACTTAAAGCGTTCGCCTTCCGAATTCTCAATGTAGATAGCACTGATATTTCTGCTTCTAGCACCCATCTTTGTTTCATCAACTGTCTTACTGTGTTTGATGATAAGTTTCGCTGTACCTGTTTCTAGGAAACTTTTTTGGCTTGTTCCGTGTAGTCTGTTTTCCATCACTTCGTCCTGGTTACGTTGTGTTAAAAACTGATAATCTTTTTTATCAAGTCTCTCTTTTGTTACATTATGAGTTTCATAGTTAAGCATATTTCTTGCACTGAATCTGCTCAATTCTTTTAAAAATCCATACCAAGCATCTGCTGTGCCGCTATCCGCATCTTCAACCATACTGTTAGGAAAGTAAACTTGTAGTATACCTTCTTCGTTGAGGCTAATAGTGACTGCACCAATTGGCAAATCTCTGTGCTTAAACTGAAATTCAAAGAATCTTGCTTGCGTTGGATTAGTAGTTACCGCACCATTTTCGTCCCCCAACTTAATGTTAGCGACACGACTACGAATCTTGTCAAACAGTTCTTCTGCTATGTTGTCTACGCTTCTCATGTGTGTATTTATGCTTGATGCAGATTATATCATTATGAATGGCATCGGGGCTTGATCATAATCATCATTATCTCTAATATGATTTTCAAGCTCTGGATTATAACTTTTAAGTGTTTGTGCCATGCGCATAATAAGCATTGTACTCATTACAAGATCATCAGTGTCGCCTACTTTTGCTGCATAACTATTGCCACTAGCAATGAAACTTTTAAGTTCACTGATAAGCATTTTACTTTTAATCTTTACTTTTTCTGTTTCTACCAGTGTTTTAAACTTGGCACACACTGCAAGTTTACTTCGGTGTGTTGTGTTAAATCCTCGTCTAAACACTTTGCTATTGCCGTGTCCTCGAGGCTCACTTAAAAAGTATCCAGGGATGTTTTCTTCGCCTATTTCAGTAATACTTTGCAGTGCTGCTTCGCCAATAGTATTGTTTTCCACACTGTAATACACACTGTTGTTGTCACCACACTTCTCCACCAAGTACTTGTTTATGTCTACAAGTATGCGGATTTGCTGTGGGATGGGAGTTTTATTGTGACTCCATTCGCCTACTTGTTCCATACTAGGAACTTCAAATATTTGTATAGCGGCAGGATCTCCTCCTGTGCCTAAACTAGGATCAAGTCCTACTAGATATGCCATGCCTTGTCTTGGTTCTTTGTACCAACGCACAGCACCATGTCTAAATGCAGGATCTTCGCCACGCATGTTAGTAAGTATCATACTGTCAATAAGTGTCTCATCGTAAATGATAAACTCACACTCATGCTCTCGTCTAAAGCGTTCTTCGCCAATACGACCTAGTTCTTCTGCTTTCCAAGTTTCATCTCTGTCTGGATGCTCCCACCAATAGCTCTGATAGCTCTTAAAACCGTTAATACCAATGTCTGTTTCATTGCCTTCGCTGTCAAACTGCTTGTTAGCATCACGCCAAATAGTAGCAAACTGATCCTCGTCACTGTTAGGTGTGCTTGTAATAATAGCCTTACCACCTGTTGCCAGTGTAGGTGAAATACTTGTCCAGAACTCACGGGCAATGCTAGGACGCACAAACGCAAACTCATCACAGTATAACAGTGTAATACTCATACCTCGTCCAGTGTTGTCAGTGGTTGCTTGTGCTACAATACGACTACCATTGTCAAAGTCAATGCTGCCTTTGTTGTAACTTGTGACACCAGCACGAATGTGATTAGGGCATAGTTCATAAGCATAACGAATACGCTGCATAATCTCCTGCGCACCAGCATACTTGTGTGCTGCAATAAGGATTACGCTATCAGGAACAAACATTGCATACCACAACAAGTAGCCTGCTGCAGTTGTTGATTTACCTGTTTGTCTGGGAAGCATGTTAATGTTAAAGCGATAGTTGTGATATACATCCAACAGTTTTGATTGGTATTCAAACGCTTTATACACCATACGTCCTTTAGTGGGATGTTGAATGTTAAAGAAGTTATTCATAAAGTACTGTGGACCATCAACAGGATCTGCGCATTTTGCAAACTCTGTAAACTGTTCTGTAGTGAAGTTTTCTTTTTGATATGCTTTTTTAATAAGCACACCGTCTAGTGTTTTAGCCAATTAACCAATCCTTGTGAATGTTTGTGGTGTAGTACTTAGTCTTATTACTTTGCTAACTATCTCAAACTGTTGACACAGATCCCGGAATAGTTTATAATTTAGTTGTTTGCTGGCAGTGTCATAACTTGACTTGCCAATGTTTGTATAGTATTCCTTGCCCATTCCATATTTAGGAAACACACCTACAACAAACAAGCATACATCTGCAAGTTCTTTTGCATTGGTACTATCCCGTTTTCTTAAACTGAGATAGCGTTCAGCAAAACTATCTGCAGGCAAGAAGTCTGGTCGGTCAACAAAGCTGCCTAGCAATATTGCACAGTAGGCTTCTACGTCCTCTGGCAATGTATAACCATTGTGTTCGCTGGTTTCTGCTATGCAGTCCTTGAACACGGATATGTAATGATTGTTAACATATCTCATACAAATATTTATAGAAATAACAATAGTCGGTAAATAATAGACAATGAGCGATACACTCCTATTAAACACTAGTGGACAACCTATTAGTAGTTTCCCCGTAAGCACAATTGATTGGCGGCGTGCTGTCAAGTTGTTTTTCTTAGACAAAGTAACAGTGATTGAGTGGTATGAAGATTGGGAGATTAGTAGCCCAACATTTAGCATGCAAGTGCCTGCTACTGTGATGGTCAAGGACTATCAAAAAATCAAACATCATGTAAAGTTTAGCAGACAAAATCTCGCATTGCGTGATGAGTTTAAGTGTGGCTATTGTGAGATACAGCATCGCTTTGATGAGCTAACCATTGACCATGTGTTACCTCGTAGCAAAGGTGGACGCACCACTTGGACTAACACTGTTATTGCTTGTAAAACTTGTAATGTTGCCAAGGGCAGTGAGCTCTGGACACCACGGCGGAAACCTGAGGTGCCTGATTACTATCGCATGGCGGCTCTTAGGAGCCGTTTTCCGTTTCAAGTAAAGCATGCTAGTTGGCTAGACTATATTCCAAACGGAGAATACAATGAAACTGTATCAGTACGGGTGTAGTGTAAGCCTAGGCGAAGAAGCAACAATTTGCTATGGCGAACTAGTAGCATCTCAATTTGGGTTTGAGTTTGTACAACTAAGTGAAAGCAGTGCTAGTAATCCTCATATTGCACTAAAGTTTTGCGAAACTTATGAAGTGATCACTCCCAAAGATTTTGTTATATTTGGCTGGAGCCATCCTAATAGACAGAGCTGGTATAACAACAGAGCTGAACGTTGGGAGCATATGAACTATGTGCAAGGTAAAAAGTCTGGCAGTGCATTAGTTGATAGTTGCAAGGATTATCTAGTAAACCAACACAGCGAGTACATAGAACATGTACACGCTTGGTATCCTCGTCACATAGTAGAAACTACTTGTAAGTTAAACAACTTGCGTTATATGCATGTGGATTGTGTGCCGGGTATGGTTAACACACTGGGTGCTGATGGGAGTGACAAGGAAAGCAAGTCAAAATATATAGCGGATCACTTACACCCAAATGATGAAGGTCACCGCTATATACATAGTTTATTACAAGAAGAACTTAGTCTTCTTTTGCGTTAATTTCTGCTTCTTCTAAAAATGCTGCGTAACTTTTATAAAGACTTTCTTCTACAGTTTTAAGTGCTTCTTTATCCATTGGATTGTCGCCACCTGCTGCAGGAGTATGCATATTCTTAGGACCGTTTAGTCCGCCACTTAGACCAATAAGTTGATCTTCTGCATCCTGATATTCTTCTTCAGGCTCATTAGCATACTCTTCAATCTTGTCTGCATAGTTTGCATAACCTGCTAGTTGCATTAGATCAGCAAGTTCTTGTACAGGAACTTCTACAGTTGCTTCTTCTACTGCTTCTTCAGCAACTTCTTCTTCAGCAACTTCTTCTTCGTTTGCTACTGCCATGTCCATGTCGCCATCATTGTCAACATCAACCATAATCCAGTTGTCACCTTTTGGATCCTGGCTGTCACAAGGACAATCTGTAGTTGGGTTGCCCAACATATCGCCACACTCTTTACACTTCAGTGTTTTTGGCATCATGTCTGCCTCTTCAATTGTTTCTTCTTCAATCGCAACAGATTCTTGCTCAGGTAGCTGTGCTAGTTCTTCTGCGATATTATCTAGTTTCGCTCTTAGTGATGCAATATCCATTGCTTTCTCCTTAAAATAAGTCTTTTAGTCTATTGTAAAGGCTAGACACGCCTTTCTTTGTATAACTTTGGTCAATATCTTTTTTAACTGCTTGTATTGTTTTTTCACCTGCTTTACCAATAGCGTCATCTGCACTTGCTGCACTAGGTGTAACAATCGGTTTAACATTTAATTTTGGATTAATATTCTTAGCAAACTGTGCTGCAAGGTCTGCATCACTTGCGTTAGTCTTAGCACTAGCCGGTGTGTCAATTTTACGGTATACAGGAAGCCCTGGCTGTTTAACACTTTTAGGATCTAGTTTATAATCGTCACCTTTTATTTTAGCGTACTTGTTTAGCATATTGTCAGTATCATCACCTGCATCTGTATTCCGTGCAATTTCAAAGTCGCCTGGTTCTTTTCCAGGCTCGGGCTTTGTGATTTGTGATAGTTTAGTTGTTGGATCATCTAATTTACCTGATTTAGGTTGACCAATATTTTTAAGTCTAAAGTCTTGTGCAATACCGCTTAGTGTATCACCACTTTTTACTGTGTAACTCCCGCCGCCTGGCAGTGTGATCTTTTGTCCAGGGAAAATTTTATTAGGATCTTTAATGCCACTTAGTTTAGCAAGTGTGCTATAAGTTACACGCTCATCTAGTTCTTGAGCAACTTCTTCATTTACAATATTTTTTAGTGCATCAATTGCTTTATAAAGATCGTTCATTAGTCGCCCTTTTTAGCAAACTCATATTTGCGTGTTTCAAGACTCTTTAGCATGTTCTCATTATAGTCATCACCAAAATTATCTTTAGCGTTGTTTGCGTCTTTGTAATCACTGTCTAACAGTGTCTCGTATTCTTCACCTTCTGCTTTTGCTGCTTCTTCACGAGCAATCTCTTCAGGATGATCACTGTTAATAACCACTAAGTGACTGGCAGGAACACCAACTGTTTGACTGATATATTCATATAGTTGATGTGCTGTTACAGGATAACTTAGTTCGGTGTCCATGATAAAAACTTCTGCGTTTTGCAATGTCTGAAAATCCATTGGATGTTCCTGAATTGGAGTTTTCTTTGGCTTGCTGATACTTTTCATATCATATTTTTCTAATGCTGCTTCTAGTGCGTTCATGCGTTCATCATCGCACAGTTCAGCCATTTTAATGCGAAACTTATATGTCTGTTCGCTTTCTACAAGATAACTCTTAAAACTTTTCATTGTGGTATTCCTCAATTATATGTGTGTATTTATTACTTTTCTTGATTATTTCTACCAAGGATTTCCATTAATAGCTGGTTACGATCCACTGCCTGCCCTTGTCCATCTTCAACTTCTTCACCACTGGCTTTTGCTTCTCTAGCAAGTCGTGCATCTAATGTTGCTTTTTTAAGTTGTAAATCTACCATGCGCAGTTTTTTATTGATCTTTGCACTCTTTGCGCTTAATGCTGTGTCCAGCATACGACTTGCGTTGCTAAAAATCTCACCGCTAAAACGTGCTTCTACGTTCATACCCAGGTCCATTAGGTCTTTGAATGTATCCTGTGCTAGTTGTGCAATCTCATCCATCTCTTTATCGCTGGTGTCAAGTTCACGCACACTGGGTAATGCAGCATCAATCTTATCTACACTAGTTAATGCTGTTTGTAGTTGTGGAATATCGTCTGCTGTTACAGCCTCTACAACTGCAGAATTTTCTTCGGCTGTTATATCTAGTTCGTCTGCAGGTGCTACATCGAACAATTCTTCTAATCGTTTTGTCATGTTAATACTTATTCCTAGCGTTTGCCGTTGTGGAAAATATCGTCTTCTGTTACAACTCTGAAGCGCAAGCCTTTGTGCTTTGCCCATTTTGCTGCCGCTTCCCACTTTGCGTGGTTAAGTGCAATAGCAAGTTTTTCTTTTTCACGAGTCTTTTCAGTAAGCATGGTCTGTGCTTTGGGTTTGATCTCTATAAGTTCAGCATGTTTGTTGCCTCGCTTATCTTGATATACTACAATGAAGTCTGGCACATATACTGTGCCTTTACCTGTGAGGGGATTACGATAAGGTATTTGTATTGCTTCACTTGCCCAACTTATTACTGCTGGGTTATTGTCACAAAAACGCATGAATGCATGTTCCCATCCACTGCGATAGCGAGGCTCTTTGTTTCCACTGTACTTGTCTGGATTTGCTATTGTATATATACCGTTAGCGTATTTGTTACGACTAAACATTATGCACTCACTTGGCGTGCTATGTTCTCATTTGGTGTAATATTTGCTTCGTAACCCATTAGGCTTCTACTACTTCGACTTAGATTCAAAAATGTTGGTATTGCACTCTTAAGATCACCAACTTGTTCAAATTCTTTTATAACATCTAAAATATAGATATTGAGTTCATTTGCAGCTTGAATTACCGCAGCCGTAAGAGCTGCAGCAGATTCTTGGTTGTTGGTACGAGCAACAAAGAATGCTTTTGCTGCTTCATACTCTTGATCTGTCATCTTAATTGGAGTGGTAAAATAATTAGTAAAATAGTCTTGAACACGTTGATCAAAATTATCTTCTGGATTTACAAGTGGTAAATTTGTCTGTTGAGCCATATAAGTTTCCTATATCCTACTTATCAGATCTACTGTTAACATAACTTGATTTTTGTGCATACTGTTTAGTATCACTTATTTTGGATGCGTTACTAATAGTACCGTTACCTGAAGGTACTTTTTTTGCAAAACCTATATTATTTGATGTAGTAATAGGTGTTGAATTTTGTGTTTGAACATTTCTTCCCTGGCTGCTTATTATCCCACCGAGGAATCCAGTAACACCAGTACCGTTTTGTTGATTGCCTATAATTCCATCTAGAATATCTCCAGATACATTACCTGCA